TAAGCACCGTTGGTGTCCAGGAGGAAATGATGGATGGGGGAGAATTTTCGATTAATTTTAAAAGAAAAATTTTGCAGCGTATCAAAGATTTGACAAATCGTGGTAAGCATGTAGAAGCAAACGAACTTTATCAACGCTATTTCGGAGAAAACAATGGCAAGAATCGATTTACATAACTTCTTTAAGTTTTACGATGAGAAGAATCCTAACCATGTGAAAGCAGTTCAATGGTTGGAAGATAATCTTCCAGTCAAATATCTAGAAGATAATATTGATTGGGCGGAGATCTACAGAGGAAAAAAGGGTAATGCGGCACCAGCACCAGCGTCTGCTGCCGCCCCTGTAGCACCTGTAGCAGGTGGTGATGATATGCCCATGATGGGTCTAAAACTCATCAAAGAGTTTGAGGGATGTCATCTAAAGGCGTATCCTGATCCTCTGTCTGGTGGACTTCCAATCACTATCGGTTGGGGAACAACCCGTAAGAAAGATGGTTCACCATTCCATATGGGCGATACTCTCACTCAAGCAGAAGCAGATGAACTCTTAATTGAGCAATGTAAGAAGGAGTTTCTTCCATCACTTCGCAAAATTCCACACTGGAATGAAATGTCCGATGGTAAAAGAGGTGCCCTACTTTCTTTTGCTTATAATCTTGGTGCTGGTTTTTATGGTTCTGGTGATTTTAATACTATTACTAAAAGACTGAAAAATAAAGAATGGGATTTAGTTCCCGATGCTCTTTATCTCTATCGCAATCCTGGTTCAAATGTAGAAGCAGGACTTGCACGTAGAAGAAAAGCAGAAGGTGAATCTTGGAAAAAAGGTTAACCCTATTCAAAGAAGAAAATGCCTACTAAGAAAAACGAAAATGCTATGGGACAACTAATTCGTATATGTATTTTGGGTTGGTCTGCGGCTCTCCTTACTGCAAGTTATGCTGGTACTCTATCTAAGATGGACCCAACATTTATTGCAACAGTATTCACTGCATCTGCTGCCACTTTTGGTATCAATACAATGAAAAAAGGTGGTGATGAGGAAGATGAAAAGAAAGAGGAACCAAAAAGAGAGGAGTCTGTAGAAGCTCCTCCAGAACCACCTAGTTCTGAAGCACCTACATCAGAACCATCTCTTGAAGAAAGAGTCGAAGTTTTAGAAGGTCAAGTACAACCTCGTACAGGTGGAGCATAATGGCAAAGTCTGCAAACAAAGGTAAGAAAGGTTCCAATGGTTCCAAACAGAACCAAGGTAATGCAACTGCTAAGAAAGCAAAGAATGGTGGCAAGAAAAAATGAGGTTTTATGCCAAGAGAGTGGAATACTCCCAATCGTGAGTGTTGGAATAGACCAATACATCAAATACTTAAAGCAATAGACAATCACACCCGTCTTCATTTGGAGACGGGTGATTTTTGGCATGAAGAACAGGCCCAGATTTTGAGAAAGTATGTAAAAGACTTGAAAGTCTGGATTCATAAAGAAGAAGGTTGGTGGAACGAATGAAAAAGTTACTCACTTCATTTAGTTTAGTCTTATCTTTATCATTTCCTGCCATAGCATCATCTTTGGCACCAAAACAACCAACAGTAAGACCTTATAGTGTAGAGGCAATGGGTTGTATGATTCTTTTAGAATGCACTGAAGGTATAGAGAAACTTTCAGTAGATTCCGAACTACTAAAACATCCAGACTTTGATCCATTCAGAGAAGAACTGAAAAGGATTATTACTGCTCTTGATGCTGTAAATGTTCCTGTGTACGTCGCACCAGAAAGATACTTTACTCCAAGAACAGTGGGATTATATAAACCAAACTATAATCGCTTCTTTGTAAATGAAACTCTTTTAAAAGATCCAAGAGAGTTTCTGGGAACAATGAGACACGAAGGATGGCATACCGTTCAAGATTGTATGGGTGGTGGATTAAAAACTTCATTTATGGCTCAAGTTCACCAAGACAGTGAAATACCTGCTTGGATAATGAAGCAAACTAGACTAACTTATGAGTCTATGATGCAAAGTCGTGCGATTCCTTGGGAAGCAGATGCTAACTGGGCAGAAGAGCAATCAAATGTAACTGCCGAAAAGTTAGAGATGTGTGCTAAGGGTCCTCTGTGGGATCAAATTCGTCCTACGCCAATGACTATGGATTGGTTGATTGGATGTGGATGGATGAAACCACAAGAAGGAAAGTATCCTTACCATCCAAATAAGAAAGTTGAGTATTGTACGGAAGGTAAGTATTGATGGAATTTCCTTGGGGGGTGATTATAATATTAAGTTCTGGACTTGCTTTTACCGCATATGTTATTTACTACATACTAAAACTAGCTCACGAGGAAATGAAAAATGAAAAACCTGGCAATCATTCTGTCAGCGACAAGTTTGGCAATTAGTGGAGCACTTTGTTATGGTGCTTATGTAACTTATAAGAAGGCAGAAGCAATCTTAAATAACCCAGAACAGTTTGTTGGTAAGGTTGTGGAAAATCAAGTCAACAAGGCATTTGAAAAGTTACCTATTCCCAAACTAAATACTGAGAAGTTTAAGTTACCTTTCTAATGGCAGACAAAGATCCTTACATTTATAGAATCAAGTCAGTTCTTAAAGTTGTAGATGGTGACACTATTGACGCTGCTATTGATCTTGGTTTTGATATCTCCCTTACTAAGCGAATTCGTCTTGCTGGTGTCGATACCCCAGAGAGCAGAACAACTGATCTTAAAGAGAAAACACTTGGTCTCGAAGTTAAAGAATGGCTTAAGAAGAAACTAGAAGGACAAACTGACGTTATTGTTAAAACAGAACTCCCAGATTCTACCGAAAAGTATGGAAGAATTCTGGGACATTTGTTTATTGGAGATAGTGAAGTATCTGCAGTGAATAAAAAGAAATCTGTGAATCAAATGATGATTGATGATGGGTATGCTTGGGAATATGATGGTGGCACAAAAAAGAAAGATTTTGCTTTATTAGAAGCAAAAAGAAATGAAACTCATAATCCTTGATTTTTTAATCATAATAAGATTGTTAACTAATGATGGTATAATGCTTGAGAATAGAAGACCTATTCCTAAGAGACAACCACCAGAGGTCGTTCGTTTTGTAAGAAGACCTGCAAAAAGGGGTCGTAAAAAATTTAGAATGATAAACGAGCAGATAACTTTTTAGCAATCTTTTTGGGTGGGGCATATAGAGATTTAAATCTTTCTTGCCCCTCTTTTGTGAACCTACCTTTTACAGGTTCATCAATAATAACTTTATTCTCTATTTCATATAAAGTATTTTTTTCTATCTCATCGCGGATATACTGCTCTACATTATCTGTTTGTGCTACAAGTCTTGTTCCTTCTGATGAATATTCAAATATATCAACGTGACCTGATTCTGCCATTACATAATGTAGGACAGGTTTAACTTGTTTGATTTTAATTTTGAACTTATTCTTTGTTGCTTCTTTAATAAACGGTTCAGCAGCATTTTTGAGAACATTAAGAACTGCTGTGGATGCCATTGTTGCTGCGGTAGTGACTACTGCGACAGCACCAGCCGTAGCAACAAGAGAAGGGTCAGGTAGATTAATATTGACTCCATAAGCAGAAAAGGTAGGTTGTGGTTTATCTGCTGGAACTTCTGCAACAGGAGTTGGCGTTTGAGTAGGTGGGGTTTGAACTACCTGAGGAAGTTGAGGTGGGGGGGTAGTATCTGGTAATCCTCTTGCTTTATCTTGCGGTTCTTGTGTTTGTTTTTGACGCTCTGCATTTACAGCAGCATCAAACTCTGCTTGAGTCGGAACATTAATTACTGGATACTTGATGCTTGTGTCTGGCATCAAAATAACAGGTAGTTCTAACCCACGAACAACAGGAACCTCCACACTTTTTGTGATTGGTGAATTGATTGTGGGAATGACACTAGGACCACCAATGCCAATATTTGAAACATTAATCGGATTATTTCCGATTGTTTGTATTGAGTTGGAATTAATTCCTTCTATTGGCATTTACCACATCCTCAACCTTCGGATATTTCACAACAACATCTGCACAGACTTTAAAGTAAGGACTATCAGGATGGAACATAATACCAGCCTTATATGCCTCACCACACTTTAATAATCTAACCAACTCAAAATCGAGTCTTGCTTTGTCTGCTTCGGCTTGTTGTCTGGATATTTCAACTTTTGCTCTTGTCTTACAGATCTCTGTAAGACTTCCATCAAGAGGAAAGTTAAAACCCATTGAGAATCCAGCATTTCCTGTATGCGATTGGTATGCTTCTGGGTCTTTACTCCCATTCAAGTTTCCCATAACAAAAGGAGACAAACTCATTGTGGGACCTTGGCAACTAACGCCAGATCCAAATGTGTTCATTGCATAAGGACCTTGAAGCACCTGAACTGCCTGGTTTGTTACGTTACCAGTAGCAGATGCTGAAGGTCCTGCGATGTTTGTATTTGATGGTGCTTGCTGTGCCCTACCAGATGCTGTCAGTAAGAAAATGATTATTGGGTAAATACAGAAACTGAGTTTGTAGTAGAATCTGTTGTAGTAGTTCTTTCGATCCATGTTTCTTTTGCCACGCCAGGTCCAAGTATTGTTTCACTAAACTGGAATGGGGCACCTTGATTTGTGATACTATAGTTCGTTCCGGGAGCAGGTGTTCCTGGTATATTAATATTTGAACCTGTCACTGTATAAGACGTTCCAGTGGTATACTCTATTTGTTTTATTGTTTCTATAATCTCAGTATGAGATTCTGTGGTTGCCGTAATCGTACCTCTGGTAAAATTGGGCACAACAGTATTAGCCATAGCGGGAGTACAAATGACTCCCGCCGCTAAAAGCAAAGCGGGAGTTAAATGTCTCATTTGAATACGCTCAGTTCAATACTACGTTGCGCTGTTGCAGTGGTTCCAGAACCACCTGCAGTAACAGTTGGAACTCCAGTGGGTGATAATGTACCGGCGAGAGATCCTTTGTCTCCTCCTAACTGAGTAACACTATCCCCATAAAGGTTGGGAGAAGCAATAGTTCCACCACTAACTGACTGAGTGGTGACGGGCGTATCAGCAGCATTGAAACTTTCTGAGAAAGTAAATGCTTGACCTGCCGTATTGACATCATAAGTTCCAGCACCATTTACTCCACCAAATGAAGTAGATTGAATATTTGTACCCGAAGCTGAGTAAGATGCTCCAATTCTTGTGGATTGGACCGCTGCACCCTGAACTGATAATTGAACGGAATCAGTGATTTTTGATGTGATTTCAGCTGCACTTACAGGAGTGATAAAGAATAACGAAAAGGCTAATAGAAGTCTTTTCATTTTCTTATTGTGATAAACACTACAAGTATTTAGCATAACGTTCTCATTTGGGGGGCTTGACAGGGGATCCAAACCGTAGTATGATAAATAGGTAAACAAATGTTACGAACCTTAAAGGACTTGTAACATTGTCCAACACCCGCTAACCGAGACCTATGGGTGTATAAAAACGTCTCTCATATCCACACTGGAGGGTGGTGTGGAGCATAACGATACCAGTTCGCCCCCCGAACTCTTATCTAACACTCTTAACAAATGACTGCTTCAA